TAAGAAAAAAGAAGTAATATTGTCAGGTCATCAGTTGGACTGAAGAAATCCTAAACAGAGGGGTCAGTATGTCCAGCAGAGGGGTCAATATCACCATTATATCCAATTAACAATTAGCCAAAGTATTTTATGGAATTATTACAACCTTCTAATTTTAAGGATTTATTTGATATTATAACATCTATTATAACCGGGCTTGTAGCATTGGTAGGAGTATACTATGCTGTCCAAACTTATTTTATTGCTAAAGAAGCTAAAGATGAATGGAAAAAAGAGAAAATATTTGATATCGATTTGGAAGGTTATTCATTCACTTTAGATGCGATGAAAGCTCTAGAGGATCTAAGATTAGATCAGTACAACCCTGAATTGGTTAAAGAACATAGTAAGCAAATTTTAACAGATATTTTTACCACAGGAGAGACAGGGGTATATAAATCATATATAAATTTTTTTTCATATGGAAAATACTACAATGACTTAAAACCAAAATTATTCGAAATTCGTAAAACAGCGTTGAAAATTTTCAATCAATCAGATGATGAAGAACTTATTGATTTCTTCGACAACTATATATCTTTCGAAGCAAACATATTTTCTATTCATCATAATTATCATGTGTCTATAATTAATAAATTTGTAGATGACTATGGTTATAATGGAATTGCCAAAGAATCTTCAGCGCCAAATATTTACTTCCGAGCAATAAAAAAAGAAAGTCCAGACGTTGATGATTTTGAAATTCACAAATTACTTTATGAAAAGTTCTTTCTTTTAAAAGATGGAGATTGGCTTGAATCAATGAAATCGAAACAAGTATCTTTTTACTTTAGAAAGTTTAAGAGAAATAATAAAAGGCGCTGACTAACCAGCGCCTTTCAACTTCACCACAGTATTTTCTTTCGCTGTCACCGCTGCCGATCCCTCAGCCTTAGTCCTGACAATCTCACCAAACAACAAAGAGAAGCGCTCCGACTAAAGTATTCGGGGCGCTGCGCTTATTGCGGATGCGAACTAAGCCAAAGATGGGCCGCTGATCATATTGAACCCCTTGTTCGCGATTGGGTAAATGGTGGATGCCAATACCCTGAACGAGATTGTTTTGAAAACCTAACCCCTGCCTGTATGTCCTGTAATACCATCAAAGGCTCTTTGAGTCTGGAAAGCATAGAGACAGCACACAATACAAGTTTGCAAAGCGTTATGGGTTGGTCCAGGAGATAGAAATACCTGTTAAATTTTATTTTGAAAATTAAATCTAAAAAAATATATTCGTGGAAAACCTATCAATTATGGCTTATACTCCTATTCCTACTGAATCAAAAACTAAGATTGATAAATCTGGAAAGTTTCTTACATCTTACCGTCATGACACTTTAGATTTTGATGATTTCGATATGTTTTTAGATGCTATTGATTTGGCTAATAGGTGGAGAGCATGCCACGCGTACCCATTAAATACTTTTCAGGCTACTTTAAGAACAAAACTAAAATCATTCAAAGGTAATCCACTAGTTGCACAAAGACTTAAACGTATGCCGACTATTATTGATAAATTGGTGAGATATCCAAATATGCGATTGTCGCAGCTTCAAGACATAGCTGGGGTTAGAGCTATTCTAGCTGATATTAGTGATGTATATGCATTAGTAGATAAGTATGTAAAAAACCACAATTTCCCACATACTCATGTTGAACCAATTTTCGATTATATAAATAGACCAAGGAATGAAGATGGATATAGGAGTGTTCATTTAATTTACAAATACAATAATAAAAAATTCAAAAATTTTGATGGCTTAAAAATTGAGATTCAAATAAGAACAAAATTACAGCACATATGGGCAACAGCAGTAGAAACTGTAGGTAGTATTATTGGACAACAACTGAAATCTCGTCAAGGCGAAGAAAATTGGTTGGATTTTTTTGCTTTAGTTTCTTCAGCATTTGCTATTACAGAAAATACACCTAAAGTTCCTAGATTTGCACACTTATCTACAGCTGAAACTTATCAAGAAATAGCCAGACTGGAGAGAGAAATTGGAGTTTTAGATAAAATTAGAGGCTTCAATTCTGTCATTAATTTTGGCCATTCTGGTACTGGCTATTCACACCATTTAATAATAATAGATAAATATGAAAATAAAAGTGAAGTCATTGCCTATGATAGAGATAGCTATCAAAAAGCTCTTAATGATTATGCCGAGTACGAGTCAAATGCTTCCTCAATTTATGATGTAGTATTAGTATCAGCTGGCCCATTAGAGGCTTTAAAGAAAGCATATCCGAATTTATTTCTTGACCTCTCTGTTTTTATAGGGTTATTAACAAAAATGGTAGATGAAGGAGGATTATACTTAGATTTTGCTGAATTTGCAACTACTTAAAAGCCTAGACTAACAATCTAGGCTTTTACTATTGGATCAACCCAATAAATCTTATGATCAGTCAAATTAAGCACATCCATTGGTGAAACGTGACATTCGATAATATCTTCTAATCCATCACCGAGAACATACTTCAGGGCTTCTGCAGACTCGACAGATCCCTCCAATATAGTTCCTTCATCGAGCACATATAAATCAGATGTAATCATATTGACTTTGTTTTTAGTAATCCACTCCCTAAGCTTATCTTTGGTCATTAGGACAACTCTTTCTCCAGCCTCCTTGGCTTCTCTTATCTCTTCATCTGCAACGTCTGGAAATTCTTTCCTTACAGTCGCTTCGTATAAATCCCATTTTCCTGTGCGGATAGCTTCGTTTCTTAAATAAAGCTTTCGGCCGTACTCTCCGACTTCGTTAAAGTATTGTTGCAATGTTTTCATAATCTAAAATTCTATAAATACGCTTCCAAATAGGTCCTCATCACGTATATTGTTCAATGCATCTTCAATAACTAAAATATTCGGTTCTTGGAATGGCACGGCCGTGACACCTTCACAATCCAAAGCAACCAGCCAATCCATAACATTAGGTACCGCGATAGCCTTCCATGTGACATTACTGTTGTCTTCACAATCGGCTGGGGCAATAAGGACATTGTACCCTTTGCTCTGAAGTTCTTTCAATACCGAATGACTAACCTTTGCAAATCGCATTTTATTTGTACTTTTAAGTAAATATAAGAAATTATGTGTTACCATACTTCGACCCCGAGCACCAAGCAATTAGTAGACGCTTTACAAGGAAAAAACGTTCATTACCAAAATGAAGAGATATTCCATGTCAGCGGATTTACTCGGCCATACCTCCCTGTGACACTAAACGAGAGCCAAGACAGCATTGTTGCTGCACGATGGAAGCTTATCCCTTTTTGGGTAAAAACTGAAGATGATGCAGCCAAATACGCTAACACATTGAACGCCGAATCAGAATCTATTTTTGAAAAGGCTTCATATAAAAACTACATCGGCAAAACCCGTGGTCTACTCTACGTCAATGGCTTTTACGAACCTCATAAAGTTGCTGGTCAAAAAGAAACTGAAAACTATTACATATACACACCAACAAAGGAAATTTTCACTATCGGTGTTGTATATTCAAATTTCAAAGATTACGAGACTAACAATGTCTATCCGACCTTTTCAGTTATCACGACAGCTGCCAATCCCTTACTCGAGGAGATCCATAATGAGAAAAAGAGAATGCCATTAATCATACCTCCCGATCGTCGCGATGCCTGGCTAAACGCTAGCACCAAGGAAGACGTTCAGCAACTAATGATTCCTTATGAAGGTGAGCTTGGAGCGCATAAAGTTTTCCGTGTAACCGGAGCCAAAGGTGACACCAACCGTCCAGACATTCAGGACGCTATTTAAGCTTTTTTATTCTCTCCTTCACAACCCATTTTATAGCGGCTTCAAGTTCGTCAGGCCACTGCTTTAATCCTTCTTCAAGTATCTTTGCACCAGTCTCAATTCCAACATTTTGAGCCGCCAGTAACGCCGACTCCCTTACGTGATTTACATATCCTTCAGGTGGTTGTTTGCTTATTTCCATAATTCAAATTTAAAATTATTCTTGACAAAATACTAAAAATGTTAGTAATTTTACATCATGAAACCTCTTGAAGTCTATTGCCGAAATCGCGTAATTTACGTCCAAATGACTGTGCATGATAAAAGCATGGGCATGAAAGATTATCATCTTTACAACAAAAATGGTCTTGCTTTTTATGTTTTCAGGAAGTCTCAAGGGTTTTGGGAACTAGCATACGGTGAACTTGCCGACGATATAAAGGAAGCTTGTATCGACGCTCTTATACTTCGCTTTGATACTGATGTGCCTGAGCTATTCTATCACCAAGGCAAGCGCCAGATTGTGGAAGTTAGAGCGAAGAAATATAGCCTTTGGCATATCTACCTAAACAACTCCTATGTTGGCAGCATCGATTATGATAAGTATTCAAAGGCTTTTGATTATCATATTGAAGATAACAGCTTATTAACCGACGACCACGTTCAAAAGTACATTGGTATGATCCAACGTGGCGAATTAAAGTGGATAAAGGATGATATTCGATAACTTTGAAGTCGATGGTGAGCCACAGGTTTTGGAGATTACCTCACTCATGGGCGGCTATTTTCATGTGTACATCAATAGATACTTTATAACAAGTATTTCTTACACCACCGAAGGCTGGCGCGTTCATTTCAACAACAATTCATGGTTATCCCGGGATGAAGCGGATATAATGATTGAGATGATCGAATCAGGGGAAATTCCTACGTTATAAAAAAAGGCTGATCTCACGACCAGCCATAACTAAATTATAATTAAATCCGTACTGGACCGGGATATACATTGAAAAATGGCCAGGCCTTAAACCTGACCATACAAATAAATCAACCAACTGAACTGATAGACTTTGATGGATCGTCAATCAGTGGACAAAAGCAAAATACTCTTGGTTTGATAAAAATTAAAAAAGCCTTGAGTGGGGAACCCAAGGCTTTAGCCATTATTAACCTATATTTTTGAAAAGTATCTATAGTACAAATCTAATTCCACTTTTGTTTAAAAAAAAGGCCGAGACTGAGAATCTCGACCTAGACATGTTTTATAGTTACCTATTATTGAGAATTTGTATAACAAGTAATATTTAGAATTGTTTTGCTAAATAAAAAAACCTTGAGTCTGGGAGGGATCTCAAGGTTTGTTAAATACTACCTACTTAGAAAAGTACATATAATACAATATCGAATAACGTTTGGTTTTAATAAAATAAAAAAAGGCCGAGTTACAAAATCCTTCTTAACTTCCTCATTTTTTATAACTCTTTTGATCCCAAGCAATATATTGCACCAATGACTGTGATGCAGCCACTGCAGCTAAGTCTGTTACTAACAATAGACATTTAGCATTCGGTATATCCTGATGGAAATGAACGATTCCCTCACGCATCCATCTGTCAACGTTTGTTCTTCCGTATAGTTTATATGCTTTACTTTTGGCTATATAGCCAGGAACAATATTCGCTTGTACTAGCGCCTCTTGAGCACCTAATTTTGCAGCATCCTTAAGCATCGCCGCTAGTTTATAATCTAATTGCATATCAAACATTATTTTTTCAAAGATAATGGGAATTCAACACTCATTTTAATAACGCTTTTGCTATGGAGCGTTATGTGAGACAATAAATTCCTCCATACTTACCGCAGGGTATAGATGGGGGAATTTTGAGTCTATGCGGAACATATCTTTGTTATGTTGATTAAATAATAACACAAAATACTTAACACACTCAAAGATGCCAAATAAAGCAATAAGACAAAAAAACAACGAATTATTTCATCTTCTTGGTGTTTTATATTTAGAAGTAATACAAGGCAAAGCAGACCAAGAAGAAGCTAAGAAAAGACTAAAATATATCGATAAAAAACTGGCTAAAATTAAAAGTAAGCTTAGTAATACCAAATATTTATAACATTGATAATACTCTGCTGGAAAGTCCACGTTGTCCACAGAACGAATGACAACCACGACTATTTTCCTTCACCAACCCTTCAAGGTACTTTTGTCTTGTTGATTAAGTAATATTAAACGATAATAGAAATGAAAGAAAAAACTAAAAATTTGATTGACGATTCAGAATTATGCAGAATCCTGGATATTCACCGGACCACATTATACAAATGGCGCAAAAAGAATTGGATTCCATTTTATCAGATTGGAAGAAATATAAAATACGACTTAGACGAAGTATTAGCGTTTGCCAAAAGTTTAAACTAAACCTATGAATGACATTGTATCAAACCCATTCCAAACGCTCTATGATGCTATTTTGGAATTAAAGCAGGAAATAACAGATTTAAAGCAATTGAACTCCGCAATTGACGATCGTCTAATGTCTCGCCAGGAAGCTGCAGCATATTTAAAAGTACATGTTGACACTGTCACAAGACTTGCTAGCTCTGGTCAATTAAAAAAATCGAACATAGGTCGGAACCTGAAATTTAGAAAGTCGGACTTAGATCAATATTTAAATAACAACGCATAAAAAAAAAGCTACTTAATGCAGGTAGTAGCTTTTGGACAAATTCTTTATTTACAATCTATAACAGTGCTAAGATAAAGATTTATGTCCAATTATGCAAATTATTGAATAACAAATGGATATAACTCATGTATTATGCAGAACGGTAATGTAGAACATACACAAAAAAGCATTACATACACACAAAACAACCTTGACAATAACAATATTTCTCTATCAGATATTTGGCCCCAAATAAAACTTTTGTTGGCCGATGGTATATCTTTAATTCCCGTTCGAGATAAAGATCACGGGGATAAAAAAGCTAAATCGCCGTGTATGGTTTCTTGGAAGCCCCAACAGACCGAACGCATGACCGAAGCTGAGTTATGGGAAGCAATGAACCAATATGATACTACAGCTATCGGGGTTGTGTGTGGTGAAATATCAGGCCGTTTAGAGCTTATAGATATTGATAGCAAGTATAAGCCCGGTATAGAAGCCTTGCTATTAAAGGATTTTGAAAAATTGTATCCTGAGATATTTCCTAAATTACGTATTCATGCTACACCTTCAGGAGGTAGGCATGTTATGTACAGAATCGAAGATCATGACGTTGAAGGAAATTTAAAGCTCGCTGGACGTTTTGCGACCGATGATGAAGTAAAAGACCAAATAAAGGCCGGAAAGAAACGCCCAACCAAAACGGTGAACTTCTTGGAGACGCGTGGTGAAGGTGGTTATTTCTTATACCCTCCATCCCTTGGCTATTCTGTAGTTCAAGATGTGCCAATCCCAGTAATTACATGGGAAGAGCGTTGTGGTTTAATCAATTTATGTCGGACGTACAACGAAGTGGTTAAAGTGGCTCCTACACCGCAGCCAACAAAATCCCAAAACGACTATTATACAACCAATCCATTTGAGGATTTCAATAACCAGTGTGATCCGGTGCAGCTCATGGAATCGCAAGGTTGGAAGTTCCTTCGTGAAAATGCACGCTTTATTTGGTTTACACGTCCGGGTAAAGAGGATGGTGTTTCTGCAAGCTGGAACCATGAGAGACGTGTTTTCTTTGTTTTTACTAGCTCTACTGACCTTGACAGCAATCGCGGATACAATCCGGCATCTCTGCTTGCTGAGTTTGGATTTTCAGGGGATAAGAAAAAAGCATATAAGTATCTTGTTGACAACGGATATGGTAAAATAAAACCTGCTGTCGAAAAAAAGATTATTGCCCAAGCTGTAAATAAAAAGATCAATGGCCCAGCCAATCTTAGTGAAGGAGGTAAAAACGAAATCAATACAGGTATTCAGCAAAGTATTATTGCCCATCCTTTTGGTGAGTTTTGGAAAATAGATGACGGCATAAGCATCCATTTGAGCGATGTTATTTTTGTCCTCAAAGGGTTGGGATTTTGTGACCATTTAGGCAGACTATGCAAATTCAATTTTGACACCCGTATTGTGTCTAATTGCGAAGATGAACTAAATAACCTGATTGATAGTCTACGTGATTATGTGAAAATTGAAGATGGTAACCTGCTGGACGATATATTCAATGCTATCGAAGAAAAGCTAAGCACAAAAGTAAAGTATATTAGGAGCCGACTACCAAGGCTGGATATGAAATATATATTAGCTGACAAAGCAAGCGTAGCTTATAAATGCTACACTAATTGTATCCTGGCAATATCTGCCGATGGAGTCAAACAGTTGGATTATGAATGGCTAAAAGGTCAGGATCTATTTGTTTTTGATTCTCAGATACAGCAGCGAGAATATTATTTCGATCAACCCAGTTCCGACCTTTATAAAACTTATCTAACCAACGCCACTAGGTACACAGACCATGTGAAAAATTGCTTGGGCTACCTTGCCCACAAGAAAAAAGTAAAGGATAGAGCCTACCTTATAATATTGACGGAGGAAGTACCCAATATTAAAGACGGCGGAGGATCCGGAAAGAATGTATTTACAGGGTCTCTTAGCTGGACTACAACCGTGCATGAGGTTGATGGGGCTATAGTAAAAACTGACGAAAAGATGCTGCAGTCTTGGAACGGCCAAAATATTTTCGTTATGTCAGATCTTCGAAAGAATTTTTACTGGCCAATGCTTAAGAACCCTGTTTCTGATAACATGACTATCAAAAAGCTATACAAGGACGAAAGCAGTATACCATTCGAATTATCACCAAAGTTTGTTGCGTCTACTAATTTTTCTTATGATATATCCGACGGAGGGCTTAAGCGTAGAGCAAGGCCTATAGAGTTTACACCTTTTTACACAAAAAACGGCGGTGTCAAAAAAGTACACGGGAAAATGTTTCCTGACGATTTTACCGCAGAGGATTGGATGAGCTATGATGAAGTGATAATTGAATGTATCCAATATCATTTACAACAAGATGGACAGATCGACGAAGTTGTGTTGTCAGAAGGTGGGCAGTACAAACAATTAGTGTTAAAATATGGTGAGGACTTATTTGAGAGAATCAGTGACTTTACTGATGAACTAATCGACGATCGTCCGATGGGTTTCGTTAAAAATCTAAAAGATGAGATAGCATCATACCTTGATCAGTTCCAAAATCGGTTCCAAAAAATTTCATCTTTTTCAATTTACGAACTCATTTCCTATTTCGCAGAGAAAAAAGGATTTGAATTTTCCTACAATAAACGCAAAGGGATGAACAATCAAAAAAATGAAAAAAATTGGATATATGAGTTTATAGAGCAAGATTTTTTGGAACCTTAAGCTTCTTTTGGAACAATTTGGTTTTTTTTTGGAACCTAAAAACAGCCTTTAAATATGTTTAAAGCAATATTTTTAGGATGGTTCCAAAAAACCAAAGTATTTTCTTTAAAACTCAACAGAAAATAAAAAAAGAATGATGATTAAAATATACGCTAAAAACAGTGGGGTTAAAAACAAAATGATTTTTATTTCCTGTATAAAAAAAGTTTTAGGCGTTTTTTATAGATTTTTTGGAACCAAGAAAAATGACAGATAAACAAATGATCGAAATACTAAAAAAAAGACACCCTGACGTCTATGCGAAAATAAAAGCGACAGATGTAGGGAGCATAAATAATACCCTTGTTGACCTAGCTTGGTTCTTCTCTGGTATGTATGAGCAGCGGACTAATATATTTATTTGTGCCTGTTTATTGAAGTATTCTCCGAATACCATAGTAGACAATTCGAGGGTGACTCATGGCTTGGTTGGGGAAATGGCCCGTGTAAAAGGTGTTACTAAGGGAGCTATCAGCCAGAAAATAACTACAGCGGTATTTCAGTACCAGCATTATGCAGATATAGAAGAAAAAGCAAACAGAATATTGGATAAATTAAATAATGTGATTTATGAGTAGTAAGAAAGTAAAAGTGAATACTGAAGATCAATGGAGCATTGATTTTATGAATAAGAAAGTTTCAGATGAAAGAAAGAAGATGCAGTCTTGCGAGGAAGGGTTTAAAAGATATGTTATGCGTAGAGCATTTTTTGTCTTAAATAAAAATTACCGATCATTTAATATGCTAAACGCAATAGCGAATAAAGCAATAGAGAATCTTATCTACAATTATGATTATCAGCTTCCTTTCAATCAAGATCATGTTGATAGATCAATAGTTGAAGTGTTTCTAAAATATGGTTCAAAGTATTGGATAAAGAAAACCGGATGGTTCGGCAAAGACAGAAGAAAAGACACTTATATCGAAAATTTCAAAGGTGAATAGAGGTAGTAATTTTTGAAAACAACAAAGAAATACAGAATATGGCAGTAAAAGGAAAAACTAACAATCCCAATGGAAGACCAAAGGGAGTTCCCAACAAAGTGACAACGGATTTGAGAGGTGGAATTGACGCATTTCTGAAAAACAAATGGAACGAAGTTTATGAAATTTGGGATAGATTGGATGACAAAGATAAAATCCTGTTTATGGACAAAATGATGAAGTACGCTATTCCAACATTACAATCTACAACAATTGATGCCAAGGTTGAATCAAATTCAAAATTGGAAAAGTTGAATGCTACGCAATTAAACACATTGATAGATCAAATTTTGGAAGAAGATGAGAATACATGAAGAAATTAGTAATGGCGCAGGGATTTCTCCTGAAGAAATAAAGCGCGGAACTATAGAAAGTATCCGCAAAACAGAAGATGGTTCATTTGTCTATCACTTTTATAGATTGCCCGGCTTTTGCACTATTTTAGGATTCGATGATAAGCTGATTGGCTGGCATGCGGACAATGACTCCCCTGCTTACATTGATTTTAAAAAAGAGTTCTTAATCAATTTAGATATCGAAGCATTGAAAGTATTCGGCAAGAACAAAGAAAAAGATTTGGATATCGTGTTTGACGGAGCATCGTACATTGACTTAAATTTGATAAATCCACCGCATCGAGCCCCTATCGTATTAGTAATGTTATATAGCGAGGATGCTAAAATGATCGCTAGAAAGCTTGGCTATCCAGTTATTAATCATGCACAATTGACATAATGAGAACAATTAACCCGAAAACGGAAGAATATAAGCAATGCTTAATTTCTTTGATTGAATTTGGCTTCACAGAGCCATTAAGAAAGATTAGATCATTTCCTGATCAACCAATTCAAATAATCAATGAAGGGGAAAGTCTGGAAATAAAAAATCATCCTTTGAATTTTGTAAAATACAATAGTGATAATGGTTTTGTATTGTTTCCCATGCCATGAATAGCCGAGATATAGATTTTGACAAATGCAAATGGTATGCCGGTGGTTGTATCATTGAGCAAGGCACTGATAATTATCGTTTCTTCTTGGAATTACTTATCAAGAATAGGCATATAGAGACCTTACAGGAGATTCGCGATCGAGGGTACCCCGAAATCCATCTTATTCTAAATGCTGCTTCTTACTTGAGATATAGGGCGGACAACGAAGAAAAGAAAGTATTCGGGTTACCAACAAGCAATTATATTAGCGATAATATTAAGAAATTGACAGATTGAATTTTCCAACATCATAACGCGTGTGACGCTTATAGGGTGTCGTGAAATACGATCCCCTATTTTTTAAAATGTTAATATCTAAACTTTATGTAAAGGTTTAGATATTGTATTATACTATATTATAATATAAGATATTATGTATTTACCTTAGCTATATGGAACAGAAGTTTTATAGCACCAAAGAAGCCAGTCGCATGCTTAACATTGAGCGCACGACGCTTTACGCATGGAGGAACAAAGGTAAAATCAAAATGGAGAAGTTTGACAGTCAATATTACATAAGCGCAGACGAAATCAAGCCTATCTTAGAAGAAAGGATTAAAACCGGCAAAACTCAAATCTCAACAGATTTTCCTGCGGTTAGTCATCAGCCTATTTTGATCGAAATGCCACGAAGAAAATATGATTCCGAAACCCGATAGGCGTACTAAAAACATCGTTTAATTTACTTTATTACATTTATCATTTATTTGTTATCGGTTATTGTTATCGGTTTAAGTGAAAAAGCAATGAATAGTGAACTTTTAGAGCTGGTCAAGCAGCAAGAAAAACAGATCGGGCAATTGAAGAAATTCATTTGGGATATCTCCGTCAATCCCGACTTATTGAAGGATCAACGATTGATGAATATTTTAATAGATATTGATTTCAATAACTCGTCCGATCCTACATTAACCGATTATACCATTTCCAAAATAATAGAACTTGAAAAACGCCTTTTTCAGATATGGGAATTATTAGACCAGTCAAGGCAACTCATTAACCGACCATGGAAAGTTTTGTTTCCCGGCAAAGGGTTTAGGGCCTGTTACAATGCTGCGGTTGATCAGCATGCTTGCGAATGGGTAGACGATAATGGGAAAGTATTAGAAAGTCAAGAGCAATAGTGATATGCAACGAGCAGCAATAGCAGCGACCTTTGTTGACGAGCCGGTGATCATTGGCTCCGTACAGCTTACCGATACCGAGGGCAACGAGTATCGGCATGAGTTAGTATTGGAGTCAATATCACTGGGCTGTATGGAGCGTATATGCTTACTTTTGGATCCAGTATCACCTTTAATCAAGACGTTGGCATCCAGCACCACTGAATTAGACGTTCGGAATGCGTCTATTGAGATTTTGATAAATTCGTTGTACCGTCTTTCTAAGGTTATCGCAGCAGCGTGTCAGAACTCCCCAAAGCCTATTGATCCTATAATCGTCGATGCGGTATATACTCAACTCAGCTTGCCGGATATCTTAATTGCTCTGAGGGAAATACTGGCTAAGGTTAGTTTTCGGGAGCTATCGGAGCATTTCCAGTTCAAGCATTCAAAAGATGCCACGGCTTACCCGGGGTCAAACTCTTTTTGGGCTTTATTAGTTAATGCGATGGTATCCTTCAAAGGGTGTAATGAATATGATCTTAAATGGAACATGTCTTATACGAATTTGTTGATGTATTGCTCGGTATTGTCCGCTTCGCGCCCCGAAGATTCCGGCGGTGGTAAACCTGAAGAAGGTAAAGAGGTTGATATGTGGGATTTGTTTAACGGAATGAGTAAAGAAAGTGATTAACAATGGAATTAGGAAAGATAAATATAAAATCAAAATATAGTGTGATTGAGTGGTTTCGTGTTCGTTTAGGGTGGAGAAAGAGCATAACGCTTAATCTCCGCCCTTACTCTGGAAAAACTACTCTAGAGATTTGCCAATTGGTAAACGCTGGTATTGTATTGAAAAGCAAAGAGACGAATGAGTTAATGACAGTCATTGATGGTAATTTGGCAGGATACGTTGATATGGTTGTCACAGCTTGCGCGGTTCCCTCTTACTTAACAAAACAAGTCGCAAGCGGTATTGTTGAAACCTGGACAGTAGAGCAAATAAAAGATGCGGTAGGCCAAGTTTACCAAAACATTGATTTTCAAAGCGCGTTGGAAATAATGTCTATTATGGGACAAATACGGTTTGACGATTAAACCGCGCCCATAGGGTAGCTATTGTTTGGCTACCCTTTTTTCTTTCTCCTAACTTTTCCTTAAGTTTGTTTTAAACGATTTTTTATGAAAAGATTAATCTATGTGCTGTTTGCTTTTGCATCCATTGGAGCAGTTAAAGCTCAAAAGTTAGATAAAAAGAATATAGAGCCATTTACTAACGAATCCGTTACGTCAACTAAATATGAAACGCTTTTTTCTGACAGTAAGTTGTTCTTATCATCCTCTGTTGCATTCAAATTCTCGCGAATTAATAATGATGTTTCATTATCAATAAAAGTCATCATCGATGATGGAAAAGATTTTGAAGTCCGTACAGATCAACCCTTTTTCTTGAAGTTTTCTAACGGTGAAGTCATCGAGCTATACCCAAGGGAGAATATTTATTCAAGTATCGGAAAAGGTGCTGTAGGTTTGCGCCTGAGCGGCGTTCCTGGAGCAGAGATTGAGTATGATTTATCAAAAGAAAATGTCAACACAATACTTAAAAATGACTTAATATCTGCAAGACTTAATAATTCCTACAAAACTTTAGAGAATTTGGATATCAAAAAGAAAAATTCTCTTTTGTTTAGAAAAGCTATAGAGCTAGTAACTAGGTAGATGCGTTAAATACATGTACAGCTGTATAATTTGTTATATTTCAATACGGTTTTCCCTGTTTTTCGATAAAAAAAATATTATATATTTGCATCAAATTTATTTGTTATGTGTTGCTGAATTTTGTATATTAGTAATGCCAAACAAAATAAAGTCAGAAGAGCTTTAAAAATTTCTTCAAAACAGACATATATACCATTACTAGGTATTGGTAAAATATACAGACCTTGCTCTGTCCGTGTGGTTACAATTTCCAGCCTTGTGCTGACTTTGTTTTGTTTGGCGACCCATACGGCAGGGCTTTTTTGTTGCCGGATAATTTGTCTAAAATGCCAAACAAAACAACACCAAATGAAGCGCCAAATTGCGTAAACCTCTCACTAACTCACGACGAAGTTACCCAGCTTCGTGATCTTATCTACAAAGCTCACTGGTATAACAATGAATGCAATTATGATAATGACAATGACATTATCTACACGTTAATTGAAGAAAGAGACGCTAATAATCGTGATCAGATCGACGCTGCAATAACGATGCTTAATAAGATAGGTTATCTTTCCAGTTTCCTAACTGACCTATGGAATCGTCTATTAGAATTAGAAAAGAAATGTGTATAAACCAAGCATAGACCGGATAGAAAAAATATTAATTAATCAAAATTGTTATAAAAATGCCAAACAAAACAATTACCCCCAGCAACACTAATAATTTAGATATCGCCATTAAAAATGCAAATGGTAGAAGAACAGTTTACATCTTTGATGTGTACGGCGAAAGTATGGATAACGGAAGCATTTATAATGCTATACCGAATGGCTCAACAATTCACTGTACAAAAATACCAAAAGATGATTGGAATGATCAGTTGCCAAACCTAATTCATTACTCTTGTGTCTTCGTGATGAAAGACGGCGAGATATTTGTTAAATCCCTCCTATCTATTTCTGACAATTCAGATCGACTCACTTTGCGCAGCTTAAATAAGAACAAATTCTTCTTCCCTGATTTCGATATTGAATTTGATAATATTGAACGGTTGTACGTCGTAGATAAGCGTGTAATTTAGTATTAATCAGGCTTTTTTGCTAAAGGATGCCCTAATTGAGAGCATCCTTTTTTATTTTCTAAACTTTAATAAAAGGTTTAGGTAATATAAATCAATATAATGTAATATAGGCTTTTATAAAATTATTTTTACTGATAAATATTGAGCAACAAATATTATGTCAGAAATTAATTACAAAGTCACAGTTGATGATAGCGAGGCCAAAAAGAAGCTAAATGATCTTTGGGCATTCTTAAAAAGTGGGGAATCGAAGACGAAAAGTATCATTGATTTCGATAAGACGGAAAAGGGGTTAAAAAGGGTACTTGATAATCTCGAAAAGGTAAAAAGCAAAACCGCATCCATAGGCGGACTAAACGTTGACGGATCGGGTGATGCAAAAAGGTCAACGGGTGCTATCCGTCAATTAAGTGATGAGCAAAAGAAGCTCAAACAAGCCCAATTAGATAATATTGAATCTATTCGCCGCCTACGTGAGGAACGCTCGAAGGAAATAGGCGAACTAAATCTTTTAAAGCAAATTGAACAAGAGCATAAGGCAACCTTAGCAGAAAAGAAGGCCGCCGCGCAAGATCTGACCCAAACAGAAAAGGAATTAAATATCCAATATAAACAAGGTCAGATTGAAATGCAGGAGTATAACCGACTGCTTAAAGAACAAGCCGAGGAACGTCGTAAAGCAACTGCAGCGGAACGAGAAGCAACAAAAGCGGTAAAGGAAGCTGAGAAAGCCAGTAAGGACGCTGAACGTGAAGCTGAAAAAGCCGCTAAAGCTGCAGAAAAGAGAAGAAAGCAGCTTGAAAAGGAAAGTAGCGAGTATTACCAGCTCAATAAAGCCCTAGGAAGTGTCCGTAAAGAAGCTAAAGATGTCTTGGCCGAAATGTTCAAGTTGGAGCGCCAGGGGCTTAAGAATAGTGCAGCGTATGAGCTGTTGGAAAACCAGTCAAAAGACCTTGTTGCCCAAACTCAGTACCTAGATAAGGGTATTAAAAAGATTGACGCAAGCCTTGGTCTTCATCAACGCAATGTCGGAAACTATGCTGCTGCTTTAGATAACATTATTCCAATTGTTGGCCGTGTAAATAGTCAGCTTGCGATGTTCGGGACATCGATCGATGATATTGCTGGTAAACCAGGGATATTTAAAGAAATTGGAGCCGGTATTACTAGTGCATTCAAAAACTTGGTGGCGTTTGTCTCTACTCCAATTGGAGCCGCAGTTGCTACCATTGGCGGACTGTTCGCACTATTCCAGGCTAACAAAGATACTGTTATCCAATTTGATGACGGCCTAAAGAGCGTTAGTAAAACAACAGGATTATCCGGCAAGGCGCTTCAACAGTATTCGGATGACATAATACAGCTTTCGCGAGCTTTGAAAACGGTAGAATCAAAGCAACTCCTTGAATATTCACAGGTTGCGGGACAACTAGGAGTTAAAGGCAGGGACAATCTATTAGCATTTTCGGATGCTTTAGCAAAACTTGAAACCGCATCAGATATACGCGGAGAGGAAGGCGCGACAAAAATAGCTAGGCTCCTTACCCTTACTGATGGCGGCGTCCAGAATGTTAAAGAATTTGGAGACGAGATTGTAAACCTTGGTAACAACTTCGCGGCCACCGAATCTGAGATTTTGACGAATGCCGAAGCTATAGGGCAAAACGTTGGTTTATATAAGATCGGCCGTAAAGACGTACTTGCATACGCTACAGCAACGAAAGCAGTAGGTCTAGAAGCGGAGGTTGTCGGTTCAACTTTCTCACGTACACTCGGACAGTTCGAGAAAATGACTAGATCTGGAAAAGGTGTAAATGATTTATTAAAAATTATCGGAGGCACTCAATCTGATTTACAAAAGCGTTTTAAAACTGATGCCAGCGGTGTCTTCATGGATTACATTCGAGGTTTGAACAAAATTAACCAAGCAGGTGGCTCCGTTAATGAAGCACTGGAACGTACTGGTATTATAGCAGTTCGGGATCAAAGAGTTATTGCGTCTTTAGCATCAACTGGTTATGACACTTTAACGAATGCGATGAACACCGCCAAGAACGCTAGCGGCGCTATGCAGGCGGAGTTCGAAACAGGGGCAAGTAAATTGGTTAATCAGATCAAGCGAATCAATATTGCCTGGGATAACTTGGTATTGTCTATAGAAAATGGATCTGGAGCAATTGGAAAAACCTCAGTCGCAATAATCGGTTATGTAGCTGATATGCTGGAAGCATTCAATAAGATCGCAGACTCTGCAAACATCTTTGAAGGTGTTTTTCGATATATATCAACTGGTTTCAAAATGACGGTTCCGGGTCGTGCCGTAGATTGGGCAACTGGCGGTGGATTTGATAAAGTTTCAAATTGGATTTTCCCTAACGACTCTAAAAAGGCATCAGAAGATAATTCTAAGTTTTTCGCTGAGTTCTCACAAAAGACTAGAGCCGAGCAATTAAAAATGATTGCTAATCAGGAAGCATTGATAAAAAAGCAAAATTCCCTCAATAAAGCATTTGCTAATCCAGTATTGGAGGAGAATTTAAAGAAAATGAGGAGCCTTTTGAAGACTGATGTTGATACTTCTAAAATTGATTTTGGTGTTTCAGATAAAGATAAAAGAAAGTCGGAACGAGCAGCGGAACAGTTGCGCCAAGCCACCGAGCGTCAACGCTCGCTTCAACTAGAAATCGACAAGATCAACGAAACGGCATCTAGGAACCAACTTTCCCGTGATGAATCCGAAGTTGCATCTGTAAAGGATAAATATGCGAAAATACGGGAAGAAGTTGACAAGTTTTATAGAAACCCCAAGAACAAAGGTTTAAAAGTAAATACGTCTGGGCTAGTCGCAAGTGAAAATTTCGAAGTAAGTGAAGCAGAGATTAGACAAAATACGAAGGCAACGGAAACTCAGTTTGATGCTCAGAAAAAGTTCTTGGACGAATATAATGCTTATGCGGAACAAACTTCAAAGGCTGCAGCTGACAAGCGGTATGCAAAAGAGTTAGCTATTTTCAAAGATTATGAGCAAAATGTAAGAGCTACTTACGATAGCTTGGTCACAAAGAAAAAGACAGCAGACCTCGCACAGTATGTCAGCACCATGAAGTTTACTCAGGCCGAGGAAGAAGCGTTGAAGAAATTGAGCATCCGTATCGCTGAAATAGATCAAAATAAGCGTCAACGAGAAAGCAAAGGATTGATCGAAGCGCTAAGAGCCGCACAAACTGTAAATGACAAATTGGTTGCAATCGAGCAAGATTATCAAGATAAAATCAAATCCCTGCGTGATAATAACGAGTTAACTCCTGATCGCGAAAAACTGCTTAATAAACAAAAGGGACGCAGCACCTCTCAGGTAGCCGTTGAAGAACTGACTGGCTCTATTGAATGGGAAACGTTGTTTTCCGGTATGGACGAGATGGGAGTCAAACAAATTGAAAATCTTATTTCAACAATTGAAACTAAGTTCGACGATCTGAAAGGCAAGTTCGATCCAATCGACCTTCAAAACTTGAAACGTCAATTGCGAGAAGCTCAAAACGTCCTAATTGAGAAAAATCCGTTTACACAACTGGCATCATCAATTAAGGTAATTATGAACAATGCCGGTAACGATTCGGCAGAAGCTGCTGAGAAGACAAAAACGGCATGGGTCAACCTTTCTAAATCGACAAAAAACAGTTTTGACTTCATATCTAATGCTGTTGAATCTGCATCAGTTTTAAAAGATGCTATAGGGGAAGTCGGGGCGACTGCGTTATCTTCATTGACAGCTCTATCAGTAGCAGCGGTTGCGGTTACCTCCGCTATAAAAACAGCGGAGAGAGCGTCTGTAATCCTTGCTGTTATTCAGGCCGCATTAGTTGTTGTCCAGTCTTTATTTTCTTTTTTGAGCAGCGCGTCTAAGAAACGCAATGAGGAATTGAAAAAAGAGCAAGATTATTACAATACACTATCGGAGACATTCGATATCCTAATTGATAAACAAAAGGAACTGTTTTCGCAGAAATCAGGCAAAGACTCTATGGATGCTTACAAAGAAGCTATTGATCTAGTAAATTCAAAGCTGATCGCTAATAGAAAAAGTCTTGAAGCTTGGTTTTCCCAAGGCGCCAGTTTATTTAAGCACTCTAATTGGTATAACTATGACAAAGAGCTGGGTAATGTATTGAGTCGGCAAAAACTTTTGAATATGACTAGTCAAGAATGGTCGGATCTGCTATTAAAACAGCCAACATTGTGGGCTAGACTGCCGGAAGAAGTGCGCAAGTATGGGCAAAGTATGATAGATGCAAAAGGCCAAACAAAAGAATTGACCGACGCCTTACAAGAAGCTTTGTCCGGTATTTCTTTAGATGATATACGCGGAGAATTTGAAAGTTTATTTTCTCAGGCTGATTTAACTTTTGGAGATATATCCGACTCATTCTATAAGCATATGCAAAAAGCAGTGATGCGGTTGGTACAAGACGGTAAGATGACTCAAAGTATTCAAGAATGGTATGATAAAGTTACTGACTCATTATCGGATGGTACCTTGACGGAAAGTGAGTCAGAAAACTTGAAAGCTCAATACCAAGCTATTGCTGAAGCTGGCAATAAGCGGTACCAGGAGATAATGGGTTTAATAGGATATGAAGGTGATACCAAATCGTCAGGTCTTAAAGGATCTATTCAAAAGGAAATGACGGAAGCAACCGCAAGCGAGTTGACTGGTCTTTTTCGATCAACATTTGAACTTTCGAAGCGATCCTTACAAGAATCACAAAGCCAAACTATATCAATGGGTAAGATAGTTGAAATGACCAGCAACGGGTTAGTCGTACTTAACAATATCCAAAATAATACTGCAGCAACGGTTGTTGAACTACAGAACGCAGTAAGCGAGTTGAAGAATATCAATAAAAATACATCACCTCAATCAATGAGGGCATACGGAGGAGGATAATATGGGCTTTGCAATTGATAACAAAAATACAGCTACAGAATTTAAGTTGTTTTTTAAACGCGGTGTTTGGAGCGAGTTATTGAAGTTTCCTAAACCCAAACAAAGGGCCTTTTATGATTGGCCGGATGAACACGGAAAGGACTATGACGATTTTTCGCCAACGGTGTATGAACCGCTACAGTATAATATCGGGTGCTACCTATCTTCAACTTCCCTTACTCGATTACAAGAGCAAAGGGAGGTTTTGCTGAATATTCTTAAAAAACCTGAGGGCTTCAACTTAAGAGTTGATGCGTTGGGGCGATCATTCGCGCTGCGGTATATCGGTTCGCCTGATCTAAGCATTTTTAATCCCCGTAGAACTACGGGTATAATTTACACTGAATTTAACCTGACATTGGAAAATAACTTCGCACCTGTCGGTGTAGATTTCTACCTGGCAGATATTAACGGTTTAATTCTGAGCTATCCTAGTAAACCTATACAATTCGAGCAACAAAAACAAGTATTTTAATGAAGATCCAAATAAAAAGAAAAGGCATCAATACAATAGAGATACCATTGAATGCCGGAATATATGCCAACAAAGTAATGGCCGAGCAATTGTTATCGTTTAGTTTCCAAACTTCAAAACTACTCGACCTGGTGGTCGGTGATACTTTGCTGTACAAGGGCGAGGAATACATGTTGAACAATACCCCAAGCATTAGGAAGACAAGTCGTTTTTCATTCGAATATGATTTTGCTTTTGAGGGGCCTCGACACTTATTATCGAAATTATTCATTACACATCTTGGCGCTCGTAAGTTCTCGTTTTCAGGGACGGCTCAGGAGTGGTTAAATTTTATTGTCGATTGCGTCAATAGCAAATCTTCAGGTTGGACTGTGGGCCAGTTTGAAGATATGGGCCGAGTAACGATTGAATTTGATTCGACTTATATTCTTGATGCTCTTACAATGGTAGCAGAAGCGATGAAAGGCGAATGGGGCGTGAAAGGGAAAGTAATATCTCTTAAGAAAACAGTCGGTACCGCAAGAGCTTTGACGTTCAAATATGGTAAAGGTGAAGGACTATATAGTTTAACCCGTAAAATCATAGATGATAAGAAAATAGTTACCCGGGCGTATGCTCGGGGCGGCTCCAATAATCTTCCGGCTGGAATGAGGGATTATTTTACTATTGATGGATATGTTGAAAAGAACGTATCAATTTACGGTCTTACAGAAGGAGAATTTATCGACGAAGAAATATATCCTAAAAGAACCGGCACCGTTACTGCTGTGTCGCAAATTAACAAGCAGCAATTCACCATTTCCGATAATTCAATTGACTTTGATCTTAACGCTCAAAGAGTGAATGGGGTAACACCGCAAATCGTCTTTAAGTCTGGGTTATTGGAAGGAAATACTTTTGAAATAGAATCTTATAGTCCTGCAAATAAAACAATTCGTTTCAAGGCTAATGACGAGGGTAACGGAATTTTGTTCCCTACAGAGGTTGTACATGCGGAGATCGGCGATAAATACACATTGATTGGTATTCGTATGCCACAATCATATATTGATGCTGCGGTCACAGAGTTAACGGCAAAACGTCAAGAGTACTTAGATAGCAACAGTGTTCCTCGAGTGGTGTATGACCTTGAAATTGATATTATACAGTTAAAGAAATCGAATGAAATGCTAGAAGCTGGCGACATAATCAAAGTTATAGATATAGACTAGGGGATTGATTCAAATATTAGGATCACTGAGGTAAACTATCCGGCACACTATCCTGATGTGCTTGAAAATGGAATGCAATTCAATGCAGTCATAGGGAATGAAGTCACCTATACATTATCGCAAAAGATCCAAAATGACATCAAGAAAAATCAGGAGGTTATCACCCAGTACAATAAAGCAAGTTGGGAACGCGACCGACGGAATATCCAGGCATTGACAGAATTCCGTTCGAAAGTACTTGATCCGGACGGGAACCTTGAGCAGGCAATGATGCAGGCGATCGCTGGTTGGTTTGGTACCGAATCCATGTATTATGATTTGGATGATGTGCAGATGGTTGTTAATGCAGGTGGTGACCCGAACAGCTTTGCTATGACTGCAGGTAGATTGATCCACAAGGTATTCAAGATTGAGGGATTAGGCAATATTTGGTTACTCGATCCTTTTAGTATTACAGGTTTGGATCCACTGGAAAGCTATTATCTATCCGCTAAGGTGAGCCGCACCGCGCTAACCGGTGAATGGGTGTTATCATCTGAGCAAATGGGAACAGAGTCGGAGCCTAGTTATTGGCATTTCAATTTTGGGGTACTTTCAAGTGTGATTGAAGGCGAACGATCTTTCAAGCCTACGAAAGGTTTTACTTTGATTAGTGGTGGAAGTATCGAGACCGATGTTATCAGCGCTTACATGATTAATGTTAACCGTTTATTCGCCCAGGTTGTGACAGTGGGAAGCGACGGCTATAACAATGCAGGTATTTCGGGGCTTGCTGATGGCAAAATCTATGACGATAATTGGAATATTATTGGTGATGATCCAAATAAGTCTGTCAGATTCTGGGCCGGATCGGATGAGAACGAGAAGCACAAAGCGCCATTCAATGTTTTGAACGACGGAAGCATGAGAGCTGAGAATGGAAAAATTGGTAATTTCAATATGGACGCCAACAAGTTGTATATCGGGCAAAAAGATACATGGCAGCCGTTTGGCAAATCAGTATTCCTGTATGGCGATTACTTTTTAATGCGTGACAACGGAGCCGTTGCGGGGCAAAGACGGGAGTTTTCATGGAACCTATATAAGAATCAAATTGCAGTTAATGAAGATAACGCGGTTTCCATTTTTAACACTATGAACAATTTTGATCCTTTGTTTCCAAACACCAATGTGGCGTTGGAACTTGAAGCTAGTGGATCGAATGAAAATTACGCATTGAGCATAAATAGTGGAGATATCCGTGTAAAAGGGAAAAAAGGTTATACCGGAAAGATCACTTTAGCAAACACCGCATCGAGTACGGTTTATTATCATTTCAATTACATTAACGGCTTGCTGGTTGATTATGTTTCAAACGGCAGTGCAACAAATCCATTTTAATATGAAACTAACAACAACAAAGCTAGATTTTGATCTAATTGTTCAAAAGCAATTGCAGGATATAGACAATTTATTCTTTCAGCGGCTTGTTGAGCTTTGCGATGAACGGATAGCGATTCAAAGAGCCAAGGTGTCACCTGAAGGCTATAACGACCAGACGGGACAATTGAGGTCTTCCGTTGGTTATATTATCTATCGTGATGGAAAAATACGACATGAGAATTTCGAGCTTGCGCCTTATGGGACGGATAAGGCCCCGGGCCTAAAGGCCGGACGTGAGCTTGCATTGAGTCAACTTAGAATAACTGAGGGTTGGGGTGTTGTTTTGGTTGCCGGCATGGAGTATGCAAGTTGGCTAGAAAGCAACCACAATAGAACCGTCCTAGCTTCCGCAACCTTCAAATTAGAGGACGATATGGAATATATCTTAAAAAACATATCGGTTTAGTCTGATCCGATAACAGATCGAAAAAAGCGATAACAAAACCGATAACATTCCAATAAAAAAGCCCCTTTGTGTCATACAAAGGAGCTTTTAAGTACGCCAATCAGTTCTGTACCTAGGCCCATGTAATCAAATAGTTATAGGTCGGTAGTACTATTTGTGCACGGCAATACTTTGAATCCCCTTACTTCTGCCAATTCCCGGATATCACTGATGTAATCATCAAGCTCTTCTTGAAAGGTAGAATATGGAGCAGCCAGCTCGAACGTAATTCTTACCTTATTTCCTTCGTATTCTTCTTCTTTATTCATATTTGCTATTTATAGTGCCTTAAGTGCAGCTTTAGCTTGAGTTACTAACTGTTCAAATTGATTCAAATTGTTTTCGCCCATAAAATAAATTGAATCTGAATCGTATTTCTTTACTTGTATATAGTACTTCCACTCTTTACTGAAGTAGGCTCCAAATTCGAATTTTGATCGAGAGGTAAAATTTATTTCAGTATAATTGCTTGGACTCTCTTTTATTCTACCCTTTAAAATTTCGATTGACTTTAATACGCCATCAATTTCATCCTCATCTAAAAAGTTAATCGCGTCCGAACCATAAGTTTTGGTTGATGGCTTTTCAATCCTCAACCCTTTTATTTTACTCCCTGAAATAAGATTTGTTAATAAAGAAGTATTAATTGAAATCGGTCCAATCTTTCCTATTTCAGCATTTGATTTTTCAATCAATGAACCAGTCTCTGCTGAAAACATTTCAAGTTTGCTCTCCTTTTCCTCTTTTGCTTTCAAATCTTTTTGTTGACCAAAAACGAAGGGAGCCGATAATAAAAATACCGATAGTAAAAGATAATTTTTCATATAAAGTGTTTCGTTAATAAATATGCTGTATTGTGGTTAACAGGTGTTAATCGTAAAGTTTAGTAGCCATGTTAAAATCTAAAAATTGTATCTTATCCATAAATCGTGAATTTATACCAGAACGTGAAGAAATATTAGAACCATAAATTGCAATGTTTCTGCGTTTTTCATAATAAGGTAAAATCAGCCTTAGCTTTTCACCCGGCTTAACTTTTATAACCTCTTTATAGGTACGTCTAAAATGTGCTAAGTCAATTTTATCTAATTCTTCTCGAATAAACTTAGGGTTTTCACCATATGCTATTCTTTTCTTGGTATCTACATTTATGACTTCATAATAGGTAACATTGCCAATTGTGGAAAAAGTCAACCATTCCGAATATAGCTTTTCACTTTCAATCTGTTCTGAGTTATTCTTGCTACATCCAAAAACAATGAATGCTATGAGAAATGGAACACAAAAATTTATTTTCATAAATAAGTTTGGTTAAAATAAATTAGGCTAATTTAAATCCTCTTAGTTCGGCTTCTTCTTTCACTAACTGTAAGAAATTTGACATTTCTTGAGAAACTTTGTCGAAATCGCCTCTAAGATTTATACTGAAAGAAATTTGATTTTGAAATTCTACCGATCCTACTGGACTTGTATTAACATTTGAATTAGGGCTTGTTTGTTTATTGAAAGAGTAATTCTTGTACTTAGAGTTTTTTATATATAGCTCAAGGAAGTCAAAATCAAGTACTTCACTTGCTTGCAAAAGAATGTCAACATCAAGAGTCTCTTTCTTAAAAAAATGATAAAGATTACGTTCTTCCATATTCATTTTTTCCGCAAAAGCCTTGTTGGTGAGTCCTCTCTTACGTACCAGCTTTTTTATTTCTGCTCCAACTATGAAATCCATTTAACAAAAATCTGAAATATTTTTTAGCTAATAATCAATTGTTTATGAAAATAATTTGATATTTTATTGACATAAATTTGATATAAATCAAATTTTTCACGTGATTTGATGAAACAAATTTGACTTTAATAATTTTGATATGAAATCCCAAATAAGTACTAGCGATTTAGAAAAGCTTAGAGCTAAGCTTCCACATGGGAGCATAAAAAAAATAAGTAAAAAATTAAATGTTGATCAAAGTACCGTAAGCAAAGTTTTAAGGGGTGATTTTTTTAATGAGAACGTTATTTACGAGGCCTTAAAAATAGCAGAGGACACAAAAGAGCAACAGGATAAATGGAAATCGGCACTGGCAAATATCTAACAAATTGCATTCAAGCCTATGAAAAATCTTTCAGTTTTAAACCAAGAACTCCCTGCTGGTATTGAAGATAACGGTTACGAATTCTTTTGGTCGAATCGTGATCAGGTTCTTAAGTGTACGCACGCCGGGAGGGTTTGGATATGGGGAGATTTCCCTCAAGAAGCAATCGATATTGTTTGTGAAGACATGGCAGCGCATCCGGAAGTTATACTTGATATCAGGGACTGGAATGTGACTGACAAAGAAGAAATGATCGCTCTTTACATCTTCTGCAGATTTGGAAAGTACGACACGGAACCCGATATCCAAGCGAATGGGACTATAGGTTATGCTGAATATTTTGACTGCGGAAAGCGTGGCACTTGTAAATATGAAGGCAGGATCTGCACAACTCTGAAAGTTGAAAACGGAGAATTAACCAAGCGTGAACTGGAGACATTAAAGCTAGTGGCCAAGGGTAAGTTGAACAAAGAGATTGCGGATATTATGAATATATCTGAGCACACAGTAAATTCTCATATAACCAATATACAGCAGAAGGGGAATTTCTTCAAAAAATATGAAATGATCCTGTTTGCCAAAGACAAGAACTTAATATAAAACCTATGAAAATAGAACTTTTAACTGACCGCTATGCTATGAGAATAGATTATGGTCAATCGCACAAGGATTTTTCAAAATGTCTCAGTGAAATGCATGAGCTAGTGAAAAATATTACTCAGGCAGGTTTACAAGTAACTCCAAAAGAAGAGACTTTATCCTACATCACTTGCTGGAAAAATGAAATTGTTGTCGCTCGTGTTGATATCACCGGTATTTCTAGAGGTAGAAAGAAGAGAGCTCTGGACAATCTCCAAAAATTTCATCCGGGATGTGTGATCGGAAAATTTACGGCATTCGTTTCACCGGCTCCAGCTGTAACCTTTATCTAACCATTAACCTGAATAGCCATGATCAACACAACAATTGATAGATCGAAGGGAGAAATGATATTAAAATATCCGGTTCTCTGCCATAGAAAGGATGAGGTTGTCAAATTCTACTCGAATCAGCAGGCTTTTAATATTTGGTCCATTCGTCAACGCGTATTTATCAAAGATGTGTTGGCCAAGTTTATGAAACAGCGACAATATGCGCTCGCAAATCACATGTCTTCACGTCAAGATATTGCTTTACGTCGAATCGACTTTGTGCTTCGCAATTACTACGAAAAGGATTCCCTCAAATTATTGGTCAAGAAAGTAATTATGTTGGAGTCGGATATCTTGGAAATCGCTCCGAGTCCTAGATCGAGGTTTTACGAGCATTATGTGACTGTCATCGTCTGTCTGTTCAACTGGTGCAAATGGTATTCAAAACAATTTTAAAAAAGTAATAATATGTTGTCGATAATCCCTGAAAAATACACGGCCTTGGTAGGCACAAAGCAAATATTCTCTGGAGGACTCTTTTCTGGAAAAGTAGATCTGCCTGAAGCTGAATATGATGTTATTGATATTCGGTTGAGCTATGCCCAAATTATTAATTGGGATGAAATGAGCCGTACTGGAAAGTCAAGCTATAAACATCCAGCGTTTGAGTTGTTGCTCAAGAATTCTGATATGAAAAGAAGCAGGTGGTCTAGGCCATTTGCAATAAGAGAGATTAATCTCAACGAGAAATAGAATTAACACGGGCTCGACGACCTGAATCGTTCTTTGATCTGCCCTTAGTTTTCGGTGTCCTGATCAGGTCAGGGGATATGTTAAAATATTAGTAATAGAAGAATAGAATGGAAACAAAAATTATTAATTGGTCGCTAAATGGTGATCTGTCCGTCGGATATTTCGAGGGATTAAAAATGGCCTACGACATGGGTTTGAACCGTGCCAGGTCGAAGAGCTTGGAAAGGAAGTACCCAGAAATGGTGGAAGTATCTTTTATTGAGGTCTACGTTCGGCACAATGTGCTGGCTCGTGTTGATGTCCGTCACATGAACGAGCTTCAGATAGAGCAAGAAAAGAGACGGCTATCTGACAATTTTCAGAACAATTGTTCGCTCGCTCATTATCGCCACTATCAGGAAGAGGGTTTTAAGTTGGATTATTTTGAGGAGGTGATATGAAGAAGTGGACGGTTGCATACAAGAACAATAAGTTTGTTGATTTCGTAGAAATAACAAACATGAATACTTCAGAGATTAGAAAAGAATGGGATAAACTATTAAACAAGCATGGTCATAAAGGATTTCGGATCAAAACGTTCGATGAGGAGGAAGCAAAGCAGATTATTGAATGCCACAATCCTGAAATGGCTTTATTGGCTAGAGTAAAAGTTTCTCACAATACGTTTGACGAGCAAACTGCAGAGTTTAGACGCCTCCGCAAAAAATATCCAAAATGCTCTGTTGGTTATAGCCAATGGCGTCCAGGTCTCACCTATTTTGAAAGTTAATCATGGCAAAAAGAACTTATGAATTTGACTACCAATGCGGTGATGCCAGTTGCATTATTGAGGTAGACACGAATATTTTTACTGAAGAAATAGCTATTCAGGCATTGACATTCTTTGATTGGGATTGGGATAAAGAAGCTGATATCATTTCTGAAATTATAAAAAAGTATGCGCTGCGCATCTTTCAGATATCCGCCTCAGCAAATTATACATTAAAAGGAATTATCCAGAGTTTCAATGATCATGAGGGCTTTGTTCCATTTGGGAAAACTTATGGAATGCAGCTGAAGGAATTTGAAAGGTACGAGTTTGCTGAGTATTGTTTGGACGTTCAAATGACGGAGGAATAACTATGCATTTTTTATTTTTTTTAACAACGGTTATCGCCTTGTGCTTTATGCTATGGTTCGACGGGCAGCAAAATAATACTTACAAAAGGAAAAGAAGGAAGTAAATGGAAGAATATCTATTAATGAAGTTCGAGCTACAGTATCTCGAGCAATTACACTTTATGGGATTAGTGTGCCAATACTGTTATCGCGAAACCGGGAATAAATTTTCCATTCAAATAAATGGATCAAAGGGATATTTGAGCAGTATAGAAATATTATGTGAGGGAGCTCAGAAGCCAGGGGCTAACGTGATCTCTTTGGATAAATTGATAACGAGGTCGGGCAAGTTGGTAAAAGGGAAGTATGTGCACATACTGTATTCGGAAGAGAATGGTATCAGATGCTCGGTTGGCGGAAAAAACTTGGAGAAATATGCCACGGAACAAATGCTCCAGAAAATAAGGGAACGGAAAAATACACTACCAGAAAAAAAAGGATAGTTACAACTTAAATGGAAATTATAAAAAACGAATACCAACACGTATTTCAAAGCTCAGACGGCTATGGAGTATTTCAAATTAGAATAACGAATAATTTGAGTCAATTACAGATGCATACTTCGATGAACGACTGGGATCATGAGGTGTTTGCGGATACAAATATTCAGGAAATAACAATGCTTCGTGATATGCTTACAATGGCAATCGATGCGGAGCTTGAGAGGAGGGGTAACTGATGAATATCAAAGCTACACTTTCGAGGATCTGCAGAAAGATCGAGCATATCGGTGCCAATGAAATAACTAATGATTTTAATGAGGATTATGCGAAAGGATACGAACATGCAACCAAGCTGCTTTGTATTGCAATGGTTAACGAGTTCGGGGATTATGTCCAGATCGAGGAGAACAAAGCTCTGGTGATCCGTGGTCTGAAGAAGAAGATTGAAGATCTTGAAAAAAAATGTCTAGCGCAAAAGTTGAACATTGATAAAATGGGGGATCTACTCAATCGAACCTCAACTATTACTTTAAGTAATAATAAGAAAAAGAAGATTTTCCGGGCTGTTGCTGAGATCACTGGTCAGCCTTACGAATACATTAAAGAGCAGTTTGTTGAATTGCTTGATGGAAAGCTTATTAAAAGTAAAAATCTAAACAAATAAATTAAATCAATCATTATGAAAAATTTAGCAAAAACTTGTTTTACGCTCATGATCATCATAGGCGTTTTAGGCGGAACTTATGGGATTTACAAAATGGTGGCAGGAAACTATGCTATGAATGATCCTTTTTCATTCGGCTTTATATTGATGGCCTATATCATATTGGTCGCTGGCGCATACGTAGCAACAAAGCGTATCTGGACACTATTAATTATTGGAGTTGTGATAACTTTTCAATCCTGTAATTATGCGAAATCAAATCAGCAGGTCGTTGTCTCGGAGGATTGTGGTATGACCTGGAAAAAGATCAATGCCGGGGAAGCTGTGCCAAAAGGTGGTTTGAATATGTGCTATATGAAAGTTGTGGTTCCGAATTTTCCTATGCAGGGCGAAGCCACTTTCATTTCCAATTTAAAAGATAAAGTTCGCGCGAATGTCCATATTGATTATGATTATTCAATTATTGATGCGCTTGCATTTATTAAACAAGCTAAGTTCCTGGGGAAAGCCAATGTCGACGCTGATAATGAGGAAGCAATTGGTAAATCGTTTGAAATGGCTGAGAACATGGTGATCGACAAAAGGATCAAGGATGTGGCCAAACGGATATTTGTTGATGAGGATATCGTGGAGCTCGACCAATCAGAAATAGAAAACCATCTTTTGGCCGAGAGCAATAAGGTCCTCGAGCAACTGGGTGTTCATCTGAACTTCATCACGCTTTCATTTGATCTCGATGAACAAACACGCCAAGCTATTGACGTATCTACAGCAATGAAAATCTATGAATCGAAAGGACTCACTGAGCTAGGAAAGCAGGTGATGTCCCAAAGAGCTGGAGCTACAAGGATCACCGTTGAGAATAAGACTGAGGCTGTAAAACCGGAGAATTAGAAAAAATGGCTACAAAGACTACAATTAGAAATTATCATTGCAATGCGTGTGAAAACGGAATAGTGATGGTGAAACGAAAACAATCAGGTAATCGCTTTTCATTTAGTTTCGGAGACTGTAATAATTGTAAAAAAGGATTTGGACTTTTTTCTATTGATCAGTTAAAAGAAGTGGCCAATGTAATTCCCTCAGATGGCATTAAATATTTTAGACAGGTCATGGTTAAAGATCGCTTACCTGAATTAGGAGCAGAATATGTTACATGTTTTACATCAACCACTGCCGGTGCTTGTACACTTCTTAAAATAACAGAAAGAGTGCATAAAGTATTAGCAGAGCGATATCTGTATTGGCTGGAAGAAATTTAAAAATCAACATCAAAACATACATGCTCATTTTCCTTATTAAAATACTTGCAATTATAATTCAATTAAAAATCCATGATAACTCAAGAAAGTATAGATAAAATATTAGATGCCACAAAAATAGAAGATGTAATTGGCGAAGTAGTGAAATTGAAGAAGAAGGGATCTAATCTGCAGGGATGTTGTCCTTTTCATGATGAAAAGACAGGATCATTTGTGGTAAGTCCATCTAAACAGATGTACAAGTGCTTTGGCTGTGGTGCTGGAGGGAATGTGGTTACTTTCTTGATGGAGAATGAACGGATGGAGTTTCCGGATGCTATACATAAACTAGCTGCCAAATACTCAATGACGGTTGAGGAGACGCTTTCCAATGAAGAAGATAAGGAGGTTAAGGAAAAACGTGCTACGATGATCGACCTTAACAAGTTTGTTCAGAAGTCGTGGACTAACAATATTCTAGGTTTACCGATCAACCATTGGTCGGTAAATTACCTTTTAGAAAATAGAAGGCTTTCAATGGATACAATAGTGGAGTGGCAGATCGGGTATTCTCCAGATGCCATGAAATCGATCACTCCACATGTGCTCAACAATGGTCAATATGCAATTGCTGAAGAACTTGGTTTGGTGAAAAAGAATGACAATAGCAATGTTTATGACACTTTTATCAACAAAGTAATATTTCCTATTCATAGTGATCGGGGCGATATCATTGCTTTCTCCGGAAGAAAAAATGATGAGGAAAAGAGGGAGGGGCCGAAGTATATAAATTCTAAGACTTCATTACTCTATCGAAAAGAAGAGGTCCTATTTGGACTTTGGTTTGCTAAGCAGGAGATCCGGAAAAAGAAAAGTGCAATATTGGTTGAGGGAAACGTAGATGTGATCATGATGCACCAGATGGGAATCCGCAATACAGTCGCGTCATGTGGTACGGCTTTAACAGAAAGCCATGCTCAAAAGCTTGCCCGGCACTGTCAAAGCGTGACGATATTCTTTGACGGAGATGATGCTGGACATAAAGCTACTTTAAAGTCAATTGATATCCTGATATCTGCCGGCCTTCGTGTGAATGTTGCGCGTCCGGACAAAGAGGACGATCCGGACACATTGTGTAAAGTTTTAGGTAGTGAATTGCTTCCAAAAGACGGTGAAATGCCTGCTAAAGGATTAGATGGCCGTAAAAATCCGATTGAAGAGTGGCTTGAAAATCACACTCAAGATGGGGTAATGTGGAAAGCTATGTATCTTTTGGATCATGCGAAGGACGATATCCATTTGAAGGATAAGGCACTGGCCGATATCGCAATGATGGTTTCGCTAGAGCGGTCGGACTATCTGCGTGAGAGCTATATAGAGCGAATTTCTAAAGCTAAGAAAATGAAGCTCGGAACGTTGACAAAACGTGTCGAAGGTTTGATTGAAGAAAGAGTAATACTTGAAGAAAGAAAACAGGATCAGGAGTCTATATTGCCATCATGGATAAATAAGGAAAAATTCTATACACTAGGTTTTGACTCTAAAAAAGACGGCATTCAGCATACTGGTATCTACTTTCATATGGGAGACAAAGGAGCAAAGCAGCTGACCAATTTTATTATCAAACCTTTGATCCACGTCTATTCTAAAGATGAAAATGCTAATAGGCGTTTGACTGAGGTGGATAACGGTATATCAAAAACAGTTTTGGAACTACCATCAAAAGCTTTTACATCTGTCGATCAGTTCGAATCGATATTGATGAACGAGGGTGTATACTTTCTGATGGATGGTTTTGCAAAATCCCAGTTGAATAAACTTAAATCAGTTTTACTAAGGGAGTACCCAAAATGTTTTGAGCTGAAAACACTGGGCTGGCAACCCGAAGGGTTTTGGTCATTTTATAACAGGGTTTATCATAATGATTCTCTTAGCGCATTTAATGAGTATGGTTTTACTGATGTTAATGGAACCAATTACTTATCAATGGCAGCCAGTTCCTTGGCTAATGAAGTTCGGGCTGAAGACGACATTTATAAAAATGACCGTTATCTGTCCTGGTCACCAGCACCTTTCACATTTTCTGAGTGGGCAGAGATGTTTGTCGGTGCGTATGGCCTTAATGCATGGACTGGGCTAATGTTTGTTTTTGTCTCCATTTTTCGCGATATCGTTTACGCTCTTAATTCTTCATGTCCTCACTTTTACGTTTATGGATCCGTTGGTTCAGGTAAATCAGTTTTTGCTGAATCAATATGTAATCTTTTTTTTAAGGAAATGCCCTTCTTCAATTTGAATCACGGTACCGACTTTGCATTCTTCTCGAGAATGGAACGGTTCCGCAACTGTCCTGTTGGATTCAATGAATTTGACGAGAATACGATCAAACCAGAATGGTTTGGCGGAATCAAAGCTGGATTTGATGGTGAAGGCCGGGAGAAAGGTTCGATGACTAAGAAGAAGAAAACAGAGGTTCAGGAAATTTATTGTACGCTAATTCTTATTGGTCAATTCCTATCAACTAAGGATGATGCGTCTGTTTTATCTAGGTCTATTCCGGAGCAAATATCCGCTACCAACCGAACGCAAGCGCAGATAGACAATTTTAATAGATTGAAAGCATGGGAGAAAAAAGGGTTAAGTGGCATTTTAGTGGAGCTTCTTCAATATCGTTCTTTGGTGGAAAGCAAATATGCGGAGTTTTATGCTCAAGAATTCAAAAAACTATCTCAAGCATTTGAAAAGATAGGAGTTCGAGTAAAAAGCCGGATTCAACAAAACTTTTGTACGATGTTGACTTTTCGCAAATTGCTCGATGGGATGATTGACTTCCCATTTTCTTACGATGAATTCTTTGATCATGTTAAGCGATCCATTATTTCATTGTCTCAACGGATTACCGAATCTGATTCTTTGGCAACTTTTTGGAAAACCTTAGAATTTTTACTCGAGCAGGATATGATCACCGACGGTTGGGACTTTAAAATTGACGTTCGGGACTCTGTACCGTTAATTATTTCGCGTGCTGATGTTGGTGAAGATGGTAAAAATACTCGTGTAAAAACCTTTGAAGAGCCTAAAAAACTCTTATACGTAAGAATGACCAATATTCATCCTTTGTATATGAATGCCACTAGACAGCAAACTGGAAAAACTGGCCTAAACAGCGAGACTATTACAAATTTTATGAGAGAACAGGAATCTTTTATCGGTACCATAAAATCAACAGTTTTTAAAAAGAAGAATGGATCATCCACTCCATCTAGCGCATTCGTATTCGATTATGATATGATGAACTTGAATTTGGAACGCGAAGTCGCTCCAGTAGGGTCACAGCGTACCATCGTCGGATCGGTCCGGTATAAAGACGCTGCTGTTGTCGAGGCTTTGGGTGAGACCAAAGTTTCATGGACAATGGAAATTGATGAATCTTACGAAAAGGAAGGTTTCAAAGTCGAAAAAATAATAACTGTTTCTTGTTTCTCCCGAAAACTGGACGAGGTTCGCCGTTTGACTGCAGGAACTCCGATAAAGGTTGAAGGATTATACAATGAGTATACAGCTGGAGATAAACGGAGAGGCACGATGTTGGTCGAAAATATTGAATTTACCGAAGGGCCTTCCGTGCCAGTACAGGATCAGGCCGAATTGTTTAATTAAGCCAACTATGAAAAAGGATGGATTAAAAAAAGGCGGTTTAAAACAATCGAGGTTAAACTACCTATACCGAAAAGTGAGAGAGGCAGACTTTACGATCGACCCTGGACTCAGGGAGATTGACGTGTTTCCTTACCAATCTTTTAACGAGATTCCTGTTGGCCCTCGATATTACGTGGGGCAATTAATGAAAGCTGGATTTAACGTCCAGATGAAGATAAGGTAAACTGGATGACGATGGTGTATAGAAAGCTATCAAGAAGGCAAAAGAAGGAGGTTATAGAGTTATTTTATACCGGCAGTTTTTTATTGAAAGAGTTAGCGCAAAAATACCGAGTCAGTGAGAGCAGTATTAGCTTGTTGATTACTGCTCATTTGAAAAGTAGAAAATTTACAACCAAAGAAAAAAATGATTGAACAATATTTAGCAAAGGCACCAAAACGCTTTCTTAGTTATGCTATGGGCCTTACCAAAGATATCGATGACGCCAATGACATCATACAAGAAGCAATCATCTCAATATGGCGATCTCGCGATCGCACAAATGACCTATCCGACGGATATTTTAAATATGTCCTTAAGCAAAAGTTTGTGAGCCTGATCAGGAAACAAAAGAAAAATATGCAGCTGCTGTTGGATAGTGAGCCGATCAGCCATAATGATGCACTGACTAAGTTTTATCTCAAGGAGCTAGATCAGATCGTCGATACATCAAACCCCTTACATAGGGACGTGTTTCGGCTAAATATGGCCGGTTACAAATTCCGTGAGATTGCGGAGATGTTGGATATCCCTGAAGGAACTGCTGTTGGATCGATGCGATATATCAGAATTAGAATTAAAACCAAATTACTTGAACATGCCTAATATATTATGAAATCAGGAATAGATTTAATCAAAGAAAAAAGAGATGGTCATTTTCATCATGATCATAGACCTGTAGACGACCTAAAGTATGGAGATGGAAGCTTAACCAAAGTTGCAGTTACCTTGCTTACAGGTGATCCGAATCTTTGGCCATTAGGTTGGCCAGATGAAGTTTTGAACAAATTTGTGAACATGTCTGAAGTTGAAAGGTTAGCTGAGGCTGCTGCTTTTATAGCTGCTGAGATTGACAGGTTGAATTTTGACCAAAATGTCAACTATTATAGTGGGATTGGTATGGATGTATCTTATAGTGGTATAGTAGACCTAATTCAGGGAGATGTAATGATCGCTAAAGAGAAAATGTTAGAGCTTATCACAGTCCATTTCCATGCTGTTAACGAGAAAGAATTGGTCGATAAAGAACTGCGTGGTGTGAAATTTGATTTTACGCATGTCAGGCAAGGACTTTATCATATATGTAATTATATGGATTTTAAGCTCCCACTAGTAATTAATTCTGAAAATGAATGTTTCGAAATAGATTCGGATTACAACATTGAACAGAAACCCAATGTACTTTAAAGTAAGAAGCCAATCGACATGATTGGCTTCTTTGTTTGTAGATAATGAGGAAATTGCTAAGCATATGAAGCAATTTAAAGATGGTGTTCCAATCGTTCCAATTAAAAAAGGTCACTAAGGGCCTATTTTCCTAATAATTTCCAACTGTTCCAATTTTCTGATTATTTCCGGCCATTTTTTCCAAGGTGCGTTTCTCAGCTGTGGGGGCTGATTTTGTGAGTTAATAAACAAAAAAATAACAAACGTTTCAAATGCATGAAAAAGTGTTCCAATCGTTCCAATTGTTCCAAAAGT